TGGCATCAGGACAGCGTGCTGCTCTCGCCCTGGGGGCTTTGGGAGGCGCTTGCGAACGCTCCCAGCCCCTGCCCCATGACGGCCCTTTGTGATCGCCACGACTGGCGCCGCCCATCGATGGCGGACTACGCATTCATCGAGGGCTGTGAGAAGCGCCTGCAGCAACGCCTGGAGCAAGCGATCCAGCACCGCCGCCGATGACCCGCAGCTCCTCCAGGATCCTCCGCTACGCCAGTGCGCAGACGCTGCCGCTGGCGCAGATCGACGCAAGGATCCACGAGGCCGAGGAACGCGCCAAGCGACCTGTCGCCAAAGCCCCGGAGCCCTACACCAAGAGCTTCGGGGACTTCATCGCCGAGGTCTACCCCCAGTTCCCATTCACGGGCCACACGACGCGGTTGGTGGAGCTGGGCCAGCGGGTGTTCAATGCCGAGCTGACGCGGGCCCTGCTGATGCTCCCGCCGCGGCACTACAAGTCCACTGTGTTCAGCCGCTTCGGGCCCGCCTACTTCTTGCGCAGGTATCCGGAGCGCACGTGGGGCCAGGGCGCCCACACGCAGACGCTGGCCCAGGAGTTCGGCCAGGACGCCCGCGATTACTTCGTGGCCTCTGGCGGGATCCTGGACCCCAGCAGCGCCGGCAAGGGCCGGTGGTCGGTCGCCAATGCCCTGGGCGGGTACTGGGGCGCCGGCGTGGGCCTCGGCACCGGCTTGCCCGCGCACTTCATCAACGTTGACGACCCGATCAAGAACCGGGATGAGGCCGAGAGCGCCGCCTATCGCCGCCGCCTCTACAACTGGTGGTCGAGCGTGCTCAACACCCGCGAGGAGCCTGGGTGCATCAAGCTCATCACCCACACCAGATGGGCGACGGCCGACTTGATCGGCTGGCTCATCAAGCAGGTGGAGGAGTTGGAACGCAGCGGCGATGCGGACGCGGCCGAGCCGTGGCACGTGATCGAGATGCCGATGCTGGCCGAGCCGATCCAAACGGCGGTGCCGGCCACCCTGACCCGCGAGCCGGATGAGCGCGAGCCAGGTGAGGCGTTGGACCCGGAGCGCTACGACGAGGAGTGGGCCCGGAAGAAGCGGCTCAACACCCCCGACCGTGACTGGGCCGCCCTGTATCAGCAGCGCCCCCAGCCCGACGGCGGCACGATCTTCTCCGCCCACATGTTCAGGTTCTGGGCCCCGCAGGGGCGCCCAGGCGAGCCTGACGACGCGGTGCTCCCCGATCGCTTCATCCGCCTGTTCGCATCGGTGGACTGCGCGTTCAAGGACAACCCCGGCGCCGACATGGTGGCCATGCAGCTGTGGGGGCAAACCAACGAGGGGCTCTGGCTGCTGGACATGAAGAACGACCGGATGAGCTTCTCCACGACGCTCGACACGATCAAGCTGCTCCAGCCGGTGTGGAAGTTCGGTGAGCTGGCGATTGAGGACAAGGCCAACGGCCCGGCCATCGTGGACATGCTGATCCAGTCAGCCGCCGGCTTCATCGTCCACGCCATCACCCCCGACGGCGGCAAGACCGCCCGGGCCAACGCCTGCACCCCGCAGTTCACCCAGGGCCGCGTCTTCTTCCCTCGCCACCACCACCTGCGCGACACGCTCACCGCCCAGCTGCTGGAGTTCCCTGGCGGCACCTATGACGACCTTGTGGACGCCACCAGCCAGGCCATCAACTTCGTGCAAGGAACCGGCCCAATGACTGTATCAACGGTGCATTATGGCCACGGTTCCGGTAGTATGATTGGCGGGGATGCTGAGATTTTGCCTGGAATGACCGCTGAGCAGATCAAGGCACTACAGGAGCTGCACGAGCACGCAGCCAGGTTCGATCCGGGGCAATGGCAATGACCGCCACCAAGCCAGCCCGGCGCCGCAGTGGCCAGGCACCGGGCGCCCCTGCTGTCGAGCCCGTGGAGGCGATTGACGGGGCCCCGCTGGCGGCTGCCGAGGGCATGGAAACCACGGAAATCCCGGTGTTTGATGCCTACGGGTTGCCCCCACGCACGCCGGAATCCGATCGGCTGATCGTCGACAACGAGGCCTTGGCGCGGTGCTACGCCCGGAGGATGGGCCTCAGCACCAAGTTTTCCGCGGAGGACCTGCACGGCGCCGCGATGTGGGGACTGATCAAGGCTGCCCGCACCTTTGAGCCTGAGCGTGGTTTCACCTTCTCGACCCACGCCGTCCCGAAGATCGTGGGGACGATCAAGCAATGGGTCAGGGATTACGGCTATGCCGTGAGGTTCCCCCACAGCTGGCGGGAGCACATGCCGAAGGTCCGGCGCCTGGCGCAGGCCGGCAAGACTGCGGCGGAGATCGTGGAGGCCATCGGCGTGCGGCCCGGCGGCGGATCGATCGTCAACGAGGCGGACGTGCGCGAAATGCTGCACGTGACCCGCACCTTCAAGCCCTGGGATGAGGTGCTGGGCCTCGACAGCGAGCCGCGGGTGCGCAACTCCCAGGTGCTGGAAGATCTGGAGTTCGAGGAAGCCGAGGAGCTGAACGGCCTCTACGACCTGGCGGCCCGGGCCTGGCGGCTGTTGGATCCCGGCGACCGAGAGACCATCGCGGCAGGGTGGGCGGCCAAGCGGCGGAACGTGCCGGGCCACCCCCTCGGGCAGTTCGCCGCAGCTGCCAAGCGACTGGTGGGCGATCACAAGGTGCGCGGCGGTGAGACGGAGCTGGCCCCCCTCGGCTTCCCCCTTGAGTGCGGACTGGGCGCCCCCAAGCCCTCGCGGCGGATGGTGGCTGCCGCTGGCGAGGAAGGAGAGGAGCTGCTGGAAGTGGCGGAGCAGCTGGGTCTAGGCCTTTGACCCGCAGGGCGGGAAAGCTCTGGGCAATAGGAAAATGCGGGGCGGCTGGTGGCTCAGGCCGGGAAGATCAATCATCCAACCGACGACCCCAGCCTGCCGAGCTTCGTGCATCCTGGGCTGAAAGAAGTCACGGGCGACCTTGAAATGGTCCGCGACTGCTGGGATCTGCTGCGCGAGGCAAAGGCCAAGTACCTCCCCAAAGAGCCCAAGGAGCCGCAGAGGGCCTACCAGGGCCGGGTGATGCGCTCGAAGTACCCCGCCTTCTACCGCGATGGCGTGGTGGGCTTCGCCGGGGCCCTCAGTCGGTGGTCCCTGCGATCGGCGCCGACCAGCTTTGAGGCCGCTCAGGACAACATCGACGGGGAGGGCACGAGCCTGAAGGCCTTCCTGCTGCTGGCCGATGCGCTTGTGCTGCGCGACCAGGGCTGCCTGTTGATGGTGGACATGCCGAAGGACCTGCCGGCCAGCCGCGGGGATGAGAAGGCGTTGCAGCGCCGGCCGCTGCTGACGATGGCCGAGCGCTCATCGGTGCTCAACTGGCGGACCACGAAGGTCGCCGGCCGCGAGGTGCCCACGGCCGTGACGGTGCGCGAGTTCCACGAGGTGGAGGCGGGGGTCTTCGGCGTGGAGGTCGAGCCCCGATACCGCGTGATGAAGGGCGGCACCTGGCAGCTGATCAGGCTGGTTGCAGGCAAGGGCCGGGGCAAGACCTCGTGGACCACGGAGGTGGTGGACGAAGGTGTCTTCACGGGCGCCGGCAACACGCCGCTGACGGCCCCGCCGGTGGTCTGGTACCCAGGCGCGGTCGGGGGCGGCTTCGGCCGCGGCCTGCTGATGCTGCAGAGCCTGGCGGAGCTGTCGCTGGCCTGGTATCGCAAGGATTCGGACCAAGAGGAGCTGCTGCACCGCTGCGCGTTGCCGGTGGGCGTCCGCAAGGGCGTGCCGGGCGCCATGGGTGCGGACGGGCAGGTGCGATCGGCGCCGCTGGAGATCGGGCCCAATTCCATCGTGGACATCCCCAACGCAGACGGCGACTTCCGGTGGGAGGAGATCAGCGGCAGCAGCCTTGAGCTGCGCGAGAAGAGCCTGGAGCGCCTGGAGGCCCTGATGGACCGCCAGACGCTGGCGTTCCTGATGAGCGGCGCGGCGAACGATCGGACGGCCACGGAGGCGATCCTGGCCAGCGCTCAGCTCACCGCGTCCTTGGCGGGTGTGGCGGAGGCCAAGGCATCGGTGATTCAGTCCGTGATGGCGCTCTGGGCGGAGATGGCCGGCGAGCAGCTGCCGGGTGACGCGGGCCTGGCGATGGAGAAGGGCCTGGTCGAGAAGCCGATCGACATCGAGACCCTGCGCGAAACCCGCGAGTGGTTCAACGCCATGTTCTTGAGGTGTGGGACAGCGG